GTTTTCCAGCACTACTAGCTAACCTGGCTCCACCACTACCAGAAGGTGGTGCTTCTCCGGTAGAAGGTGTAATTGATGGTTGTGGTGGAGTCATACCCTCTGTAGATCCACCCTGCAATCCAACTCCACTAGCTGATGCGGGAAGTCGTTCCATTACCTTTGCAGAGGCTTCGGCTTTAGTTATAGACCCACTTTTGTCCTTATCAAGACCACTGTTTTGATCGTATGCTCTACCAGTATATCCACTCCTAGCACCTTTACCAAAGAGAACAAAATCTTCACCTTTACCAACAGCAGCAGGGAATAAAATGGACATATAAAGATCAGATAGAGTCGCACCAGACTTAACACCAGCTTCCGCCAGATACTGCTCAACATATTTCATCTGTTGTACTCTAGTCATTTTAGATAGAGCATCTGTACTTGTACCCAGACCCCTTGCTGTTGACGGCATAAACTGAATAAGACCAGTAGCACCAGAACCTGCTCTATTTTTTTGAGATGGACTAAAGGAACCACCAGTCTCAAAATCCATTACAGTATATAAGTAGTCTTCAGAAATACCAAGCCTCTGTGCAGTACCAGTCACTGCTTTCTGAAAGCCAGTATCCGACTTAACTTTATTTGGTATTGATGACGCAGGAACATAACCATCCGTAGCTCCACCACCACCTCTAGCACCACCTCTAGCACCAGACCCAAATGCGGGGGTGGTTGCTCTAGAATAGCTTTCACCACTCTCCAATGCTTTAATTAGTCTATCTAATTCTTTCTCCTCCATACCCCATACTTCTGGGAGAAGATCTAATGAATTAGTTAGTTCTTTATACCCATTATCTAGTTGTGTTGTAGCATCCTTCAATCTACCACTATTGTCCATAAAATCAAAATTTCTGATATTATCGGCAAATGCAACTATAATCTTACCAATGGATGATATGATGGTCCCCGTTGCATTTACTGAACGAGTGATAATTTTACGATATAGAGTAATTTTTTTCCAAGTAACTCTAATTACCTGTACTACTTTCTTCCCGTTATCAACCAACCAAGCAGCAAGTAGTGCGAGGAGACCATTTAATGGCTTCTGTAGGGCAGCACGGACATTGTTTATTCCCTTTTTAGTTTTTCCTTTACTCTCTCCTTCTTCCTCCTTTGACTTTCTAGCGACCTGCTCTTTAATATTCCCTTCAATTCTCCTCTGCTTAGCATTCTCATCAACAACAACTTTTCTACTCTGATTAATTGAGCGCAGGTTACTCTTTAGCTTAGATCCAGTATTTTTTGTGGCGACTTTCAGACCACTCAAAAAATTCTTACTACGAGAAACTATACTCTTACCTATACTAAGAGCAGCTGAACTGTTAGTGGCGTTTTGTTTTTCCATATCAGACTGCTAAATCATATACGGTGGTTGCAAGTGATCTGTAGATGTCTGTCTCTGGATCACTGGACATAATGATGGGAACTGGATTTACTTCACCATAGTTTTTCTGATCTCGTGGGGCTGGCTCTTCTTTAGGTGAGGATGCATCTATAACTTCAGTTCCCAAATCAACATTAGTTACATTACCACCAGCCTCAGATGATGGAAGACCCATACCAGCTGGTGTGGATAAACCTTTAGTTGCTGTTTTAGCTGGGCTTGATATAATAGGTGCCGCTTTTTCACCTGATACTGCTAGTGATGAGGTTTCACCCTTAGCTGATTTATCTGTAGCAAATCCACCAGCTTCAGCAATTGAATCACCAATCTTTTCGCCACCCATACCCGCCAGATATGCACCTAGAAGACCACCAACTGCTGCTCCAAGTACACCACCAATTGCAGTACCAAAACCAGGTACAATAGATCCTAAGGCTGCACCAGCAACACCACCTGCCTTTGCACCAGCAGCACCACCAACAAATCCAAGACTACCAGATAATATACCACTTAAGATAGACTGAACCCAATTCTCACCCTCAAGTCCTCTATTAATTGCAACATCAATACCAATTCCAAGTAAAGGAACTCTCTTCAGAACACCAAGAGCCTTTCCTATATTAATACCAGGAAACCTATCCATAAGAGGTTGGAGTGCCCTCTTTAGCCAATTATCTTTTTTTGCTACAGATGCAGCTTTTTCATCAGCAGTCTTTATGGGTTTAGTGAATTACCAATAGATTTAACAGTTGATCCAATAGCATCTCCTGCTCTTTGGAACCAGTTTTTTGGTTTTGCTGGAAGAGCTTTAGCTACATCACCAGCACCATCGACACCCTGAACAGCTGCTTTGGCTGCACCCGGCGCTTCTGAAGCAGCCTTAGCAACATCCGGGGCAACCTTTGCAGCTGGATTAAATAAATCCTTGAGTTTTCTGAGCCCATTACCTAGTACACCAAAGACCGTACTGACTAAATTAACAACACTCTTCACAACCCATTTAGATACTCGGTATAAAGTGCCTACTAAATCGGATGTGAGTTTCCATATCTTACGTAATACAATATCAATTAAGGACCATACACCCTTAACATTCTCAATCCCAGCAAGAAGACCGGACTTTAATGACTCAAAGCTTCCAAATAATTCACTAAATTTAGCTGATAATGTCTCATAATTATCTACCAGCCAGGCTAGACCAAATAGTGCAATGAACTTACCTAACTTCTGTAAAAAACTTCCAGCAACATTATTGACCTTTGCGGCAACATTTTGTATCCCTGACTGAATTTTACCTACAGCAGAACCAATACCCTCTACAAGCTTCTCTCTAAGTGCTCGTAGAGTTCTCTGTCTATCTCTAAGTAATGATCTGGTGTCTAACTTCTCTGCTTGCGCCTCATTCTTACTATCTTGCGCATAGACCCCAGATATATCATTAATGCCTTGGCTATTTTGATCTATCCTTACAATAACTTCTTCTATGCCTTGCTCATAGTTTGTCTGAAGTTGCTGGATAATATCAACACCAGCTGTACTTACAAGACTACTTTGAGCCTGAGCGTATCCATCACTTCTAGAAGCTGATTCTGGGGGAGCACCACCAGGACCATCCTGTGTAGATACGACAAGGGCACTAATATCTTTCTTATTGGCGTCAACCTTGGCGTCTACATTTTCTATCGCCTGGAATGTACTGACTTGTAGTTTTTCAACTACCTCAGTCATATTATTTCTAACAGCAATCCCAGTTTGGGGACTAACAAAACCAGATCCAGACGCACCATCAAATCCACCACTCTGTCCGAGTGATTGTCGGAACATTGTGACTCTTTGTTTCTTTGAGAGGTAAGACCCAGTTTGTGGATCTACCCCTGAGGTGGCGGCGTTTAATAGGTTCATTGACTCTGGTTTAGCCTCTGTTCTTCTTCCTCAATCCAGTTCTTAAGTAGAGTAACATAGATGTCCTTTTCCCAAGGAATCATACCTTCTATATCAGAAAGACTATACTTATGATGCTGCATTAAAGCAAAGTTTGTTTTGTAGTATGACTCTAGGTCTTCGTGAGCCATACTTATGCGAAAAAAGATCCAAGTCCCTCCAAGACGATATCATTTTCCACACCAGTTTTGGGGTTCTTAACTGTGATCGTGTGGGATAGTTTAGGCATAGTAGTGAAGAATTTCTCTAGTTCACCAAACTGTTTTGGTTCTAGCTCTTCTACCCATTGCTGAAGCTCCTCAATTGAAGAGTCAGATGCTGTCCAAGATTCATCCTCACTGTAGACCTGATCAATACAGGTTGCGATTAAACGCAAACTCTGCTCAACAGTTACATCCTCAACTTCAGTTGAGACAATCTCATCTATTGATGGATATCTCATTTTAATTGAGTATGTGTCGTCAATTTTTACAGTGTCTGTATGAGTATCTTCAAAGATGACTGAAATATCATTGAGGAAGATAGTAACAGGTACCTGTGTAACTTCATCATCGGGGCAAGTGATAATGACTTCAACGTCACCACCAACAGAAGTTCCACGAATGTTTAGGAATAGATACTCAATATCAAAAGTAGCTAGCTTATCAACATCAAACCCACGGGTCTGAACACAAGCAACTAATACATCTTTAATCGCACGAATTACTTCTGATTGACTACCAGATTCCTGCGCAAGAATAAGAACTTTCTCCTCTTTTACCAAGAATGGGCGGTACTTGATTTTTTTCCCAGTAGAAGGAATAGTTGCCTCATGGGTAATTTTTGCAATCTTTGGGAGAGACATAATATGGATACTGTGGTTTGTTTTTATTTAGGCAGGATACTATGGACTTTGATTTCTAGTATTCTCCGTTCTAATTGTGGATGGTGTTAGGAATTGTGAGTTAATACCATAGGCAGCCAGATCCCTCATATCCCGGATATACTGATTAACGTATTCTGGTCTTAGTACATAAATTGTTTTCTTTTTATCATTTAGTTCAGTTTCATACTCAAAATTACTAATAGCCTCAACTGGATTTAATGTTGATCCTGGTAAATCTGGATTTGGAATAGTGTAGTTCTCATCAACATTGATACCTGCACTGAGAATTAGTCTACCATTAGTATCCTTAACTTCCGTCGTTCTATAGAAACGAATATCATTCTTACCAGTACCATACTTAGATTCAATATTATCGTATAGTTGTTGGTTTGTTAATGGTAGATCGTTTTGATAGTTTGTAATATTTGCTGCTGTAATAACAATCCAGTCCAATCCAGGATCACCATATAGCTTCTCGGCAATCTGGTCTGGTCTTTCTCTTTCAGCAATTGCATACTTAGTAAAAACAGTAAAGTTATTTTGCAAGTCATCACGAAGCTTCCCACGAAGAAAAATATTCTTCATTTGGAGGTAGCTCTGGCTGCTATTAGAGTCAGTCAGAAAATTTTGATACTGTATATCAGGTAGCTCTCTAAAATAAGTCATCAGAATCCAACTCCACCAACATTACCATCATAATCATCATCAAATACTGGACTTAGTTCAGTGAAACTTAAGCTCATAGACATTTTCACTGGTGTACTATCCTCATATACTCTATACCCACCAGTCCCTGATGTATAATCAACACGCATCCCCTTAAGAGCACAAATCTTAAACGAATTCAAAAATGGATGCTTACTCCCACCTCGCATAAAAGAAAGCCTGAATACATTGGGTGTTGATATAAACAATCCGCGACTATTACCAGTTTTAGGTGCACTATCTTTCTTTAGTGATCTAATGAGACCTTTAATAATATCAGACTCAGCAGAAGATCTTGGTGTAAGGTCAAACTGATACTCAAATGATCTCAAATCAGGAGACTTGAATAGTAGTTCTATATTTGGGTTCATCACCTTTCCAGTTGTCCTTCCAATAATTGAATTAGCATTAACATTTCTGAAAGTACCCACTGCCTTTGCAATTAAAAATTGCTTGACTGCCTCCCTATTATTGAGTGATATATCTTTCCCTGCATTTGTTGCATCATCCATTATATTAGCAGCAGCCTTCCCAAGAGTATCACTTGGGTTGGAAAACAAATCTTCAGCATTAACAGTATTCAAAGTTTTATTAGCAGAACTAACAATAGTAGCATCAATACCATTCAACCTATCAGCTTCCCAGTTGGCTGAATTGTTGTCGGCAATATTGACGGGCATTGGTAAGTATATGGTATTTACCACAGTACCATTAATATTGGAATCACTACCACTACCAAGCTGAAAGGGTGTGGCAGTTTCACTTAATCCCGGTGGAGTATAACGAATAGATTCTATTCTGAAATAATCGTAGTCATCCTCAAATCTCTGTTGTGGGTATTTGTAACTAGCCATTTGGTGAGAACTCTCTACAGTGGTATTTAGTTGATTAATCTGGTGATTGCTGTTAACGGATTTGTAAAGTCATTAACGATATTACTTAGATTATTACCAAAAGTATTAACTGCATCATAACTAGTAACAGCACCTGCAATATATCTATCATATGCAAATGAGCAACTAATTCTAGTAAGCTCACTATTGGGTCCATACTGAACTTGGGTTGAAGATAAACTCTTTGGAAATAGCCCAATAAAAGAATAAGTCAATATTCGTCTGTAGTTATTCTCAAATTTTTGTATTGTTACTGCTTGTGCTTTATATCCACTAGATGGGTCATTTGGATATTTCAGTCTTGGTGAGAAAGTAGTACCACTATAGCTTCTACTAGATAGATTATTACCACTATTAACATACTCCATCCAATGCTCAAAGAACTTCAATGATCTGTATTGATCATCACAGTAGAATTGTAGTTGTAATGGTGTGTATATTTTAGTATGGGCAAAGTTTTCAGTAACCCCATAATAATTACCTGCCTCAATTGTAGCTAAGCTAGAGCCTGGAATCTGAGCCTGATAACACATCAAACCAGCTTCAGCGGTAACAAAGTTTATACTAACACCCCTGGACGAAAGAAATCCCTGCAATCCTGCGGATAAGCCACCGAAATTTACCTCATAGTAATTAGCTCTCGACAAGTTACCTATGAGAGGTCTAACATCAGCTACAGTTAAGGGTCTAACCACTCTAAATACAGATAAAGTACCTGTACTATTTATGTCCTATAAAGGAATCTACACTCCAAAGAATCCAAAGAAATATATTGGTAACCCCAATATGATTGTTTATAGGTCATCTTGGGAGAGGCTTTTTATGCGCTACCTTGATGGAAATGCAAATGTGAAAAGTTGGGCGTCGGAAGAAATTTTCATCCCATATTACAACCCCGTAAAGAAAAGGATGGCGAAATATTACCCAGACTTCTATATGGAGTATAAAACAAAAGACGGTAAGACCAAGAAGTCTTTAATTGAGGTCAAGCCATTCAAGGAAACTAAACCTCCCGTATATAAGAAGAGAACTAAAAATGTTCTTATCGCAGAAGCAATGTATTCACAGAACCAAGCAAAGTGGGCAGCTGCAGAGGAGTTCTGCTTGGATAATGGAATGGAATTTAAAATTATGACTGAGAAGGAGCTAAATGTATAATGGCTAAAAAGAAATCTAACAACCGAGTTAAGCCACTACTAACAAAGCTCATCGGCACCGAAGCTTCTGAAACTATTATGAGAGAGCTCGAAGTAGTTCTTTCGGATAGTAAATCTGATATTCCTCTACTGGGTAAGGTATATGTCTATACATATATCGCAGAAAAACCAGACTTCCTAACGGATATGTATCCTGTGGTACAAGTTCTGGGAGTCTATGACTGGGGATGGACTGGAATAAATTTACACATAAAAAAGCAGAGGAACTATAGTATTGGGAACAATACTACGCCTCTGTATATGTTGAAACCTAATGAGGTACAGTCAGCATTGACTCTACCTCTTATGCAGTTGTATCAGAGCTGATCAGTCGTCAGCTAATTCTTGGAAGTTTAGTTCTTGGAAGTAGCTGAGTGTATCATCTTCATCGTATGATGTTTCAGAAGACATTGATGTTGTTGGTAGCTCAGGCTCACTGTAGGCTGCTACTTCCTTCTTAAAGGCAGGTCTAGAGGAACGTAGCTGCTCTTCAATGTCTTCATCACCAGAGTCTTCCTGGGCAGCTGGACGGCTGCTAGGAGCACCTAAGCCTAGGACTTGATTAAGACGCTTCTTAAGAACTTCATACTCTTTGAACTGATCAGCAGCGACTAGCTCGGATAGTGAGTTCAACTTATTGTATAGTCCTTCAAGTGCTTCATCATCGCCACCTAGAAGAGCTTCTACCTTCGCAAACTCAGAAGAGTCATAGTTGCGGTAGCCAGCAACGTTCTTTGCCTTGAGCTTGAAGTTAGCGCCTTCCCAGAAGTCGAATGGGTTGATTGCTTCTTCATCTTCAAACTCAGGCTGCATAGCAGACATAATCTTGTCAAAGATTTTCTTACCGAACTTGTAGAGGAATACTCCACCTTCGTTCTGTGGATTAGCAGGATCCTTAACAACTAGGATATTGGTAATATATGTGAGCTTACGCTTTTGCTTACGTGCTTGATCCTTACCAGCATCAGTGCCGTTGTTCCAAAGCTCGGAGTTGAACTCAGACAAGGGATCTTTCTGACCTAGCGTAGTCAAACTGTTCTCAATATACCAGCCACCTTTACCTTGGAATGCGTGGGAATACATCTTGACGAAAGGCATATCTTCGCCTTCAGGCTGTGGAAGGAAACGGATCACAGCATAACCGTTTTGGGCTTTATCACATTCTAGCTTCCAGTAGCGGTCATCACCGCTTGAGCCAGCAGTATTCATC